TCACCAACTTTTAACACACGACCAAGGGTTGTTAAGTATTTAGCATCGTCTTTAAATTTATCAGGAAGTAAAATACCTCCTTTTGTTTTCTCTCTAATTGCTACAGGCCTAATTAAAACATGATAACCCGGTATATTAGGTAATACTTTCGGGTCAGGGGATTCTTTATTAGTAATCCAATCGTCGTTACCAGCTATCGTTGTTGCTACTCCTGCTGCTTTCATTTATTTTTCTCCTTCTGTTAATTATTTTTAATCTCTACCTAAACCCCAGTTTCTATCAGGATCATTTCTTCTATTGGTTCCAAATCGTTCCTCTCGTTCAATTGCTCTTTTGACACTATCTGTGCCGATTTCTCTTACTTTACCTGTTTGATTATTTGTCACCTCAAAGTACGGTGTAAAACTTCCCATGCGTGTTTTCCCAGAATTGCTCATGTAGGTGCCATTCCACAATTCTTTTTTAATTATAAAATTTCTGACCTTTAATTCATGGCAGCCTTTTCCAAATATTTTCCAGAATATTCTGTCTAAAAACCAATTGCTCATCATTTCGTATTTGTTTATTTCTTGAGGATTTTTTGATAAATATTCAACTCTTTCATCAGCAACTAATTTATTTTTAAATATAAGTTTTTCCCAATATATAACTGGTGTATTTAAAAATTTTTGATGTTTAGCTTCTGCTCTTTTTTTCTTTGCCTCTTCTTTTTTTAACATACGTTGATATTTATCTTTTGCTATTGTTGCGTCCCAAACTCCTATGGCAAGTTGACAAGAATTACATTCTGGATAGTAAAGATAATCATTATAATCATTATATAAACTATATTTTCCTTTAAATTTTTGGAGCAAGTAACCATAAAAAGTTTTGCCACAAAATTCACAACCTAAATGTCTTCTTTTTTTTAATTCTGGTTCAAGCATTTTATCTTTTAATATTTGTAATTTTTGAAATTGCCCCATAATATCCTTCCTCTCTTATGCGTTGTCTCTTGCAGTAACCGCTTGATATTCACCATTAGACATACTTCCTATGGTAGTGCCTAACCACTTACTACCGCCCGTTGCAGTAAAGGAATACTTTGCGATACGTCTTGTCTGTATTAATTCACGAACATATCTGTCGATTGATGCCTGAGATATATTATGAAGGGCTCTTGGTGCATCTGCATCATCAAGCCTCTCAATAATAGAATCTGCTCCTGTTTTCTGACAAAGAGCCCGACCATTAACTTCACACTGAGCAATCCAGTTATATAGAGCATTTAGCTTTAGATCACGTTCATTAGATGTCTCAACCGATTCAATAGCCTGGGTATTATCTACCAGCAGGCCGCTATCTAAATCCCGAACAAATTTTCGTATTTTACGTTCTGCTGGGCCGTTTGACTTAACAACAGCGCCATCAAAGCAAATATTACGAACATATCCGATACCTAAAGCCGAACATCTTTTCTTAGCCTCACTCTCATCAACTTGCCAAAGAGCAAAAGCAGAGCGAACACCATCTACTAAAGCAGATGTACCACGAATAAGATTACGAGCTTGTTCAGGTGTAGTAATAGCTTTATCGCCCGATTTAGTCATATGGTGACATACAAGTATACTAGCGCCTGTTTCGGTAGCAACACGAGATAACAATCCAGTAAAAGCAGCGCCTGCTGCAGGATCAGCATTAATATCCGCATGAACAAAAGAAGCCAGTGGGTCAAACACTACCAGCTTTAAATTACTCATCTGTAAGATTTGTTCGTATATCCTGTTAAACTCCTCCGATACTACATATTCGCCATTAATCTCACTGAGAATAGGAAACGTGCCACCTACATTAGGAAGCGGAACAATATGTAAATTATGCTCATATCTGTTTCTTTGCTCAAATGGGTCCATTCTTTCTATACGTCTATGTACTTCTGCTTCATCATCTTCTGCGGTAAAGATAATAACATCACCATGTTCTTTAACAGGTCCACCAAACGCACTTTGCATACTAAATCCAGATGCTACCTTCATGCCTAAATCCAACGTCATCATGCCTTTTCCTGCATCACCAGCCGCTGAAAATATAATTGGAACACCTAACGGAAACGTGCCATCTATTAAGAAGTTTTGCACAGGTGCTTTACCACTAAACCGACTAATCGATAAACTGCCATCTAATAGATTAATACTACGAGTTTTGAACTGTGCATTGCTATCTATAAACGCCTGAATGTCAAATTGTTCATCAACTGCGTCTGCTGCATCCCATTTTTCTGGCTTGTCAAATGGTGGCTTGAGCATAGTTACAGAACTTGCCTGAACATCTATACATAAATCCCGAACAATTTCAGCCAGCCGCTTACCAGCTTCGTCATTATCGGGCCAAAGAATAACTTCTTTACCCCTTAATGGAGTAAAATCAAACTTATGTGAATTATTCTTAGTTAAAGAACCAGCGCCACCCAACGTACAGGTAGCTGTATATCCTGACTGTATTAAAGCTTCAGCACACTTTTCACCCTCAACCCAAATCACTTGCTTATTATCAAGTATATTGGGGATATTATACAAAGGTCTGATCTCTGGTGCTTTAGAATATGTATTGTTAGGCAAAAATGGACGAAACTCTTTTTTCCCATCAATGTCATATCTTCTAACAGAACATATAACTTCACCGTCTTGATTGATATAATTCCATTCACCTGTAAACGGGGTGTTAATATCTATTGTTTTCTTAACCCGAACATTTTTCTCTGGCGGCTGGAAATCCTGGTTATTTGGTCGCTGTAGCCAGGGAGGATTTGAATTTGTTCGGGTTGTATCCTGGGGTATGTTTAAATAAGACCCGAACATATCTTTGATTTCATGCAGCTTCATACCCCGTGCTTCCATCAGTATCTTAACAATACCGCCAACACCCGTACCACCGTTGAAATCCTGCCCTCTCATAAAGTTTCGGCTACTAGGGTTTATATCTATCTTCATAGATTCACCACGTTCACCAGCCATTGAGCCGATATAGAAAACACCGTTCCGAATGACCCCATTTGGAAATGTATCTTTTAGTGTCTCTATCTGAATATGTGAAGGAACACTACTACTTATGTGCTCTACTAAATATCTCGGATCACTAGATTTAGTGTTGTCAAATGATGCAACACGCATTATATTGTACCTGTAAGGTTTTTTTCTTTTCGCCTTGCTTTCTGCATTTATTTTTCCTTCTGTAAATGCTGTTGTGTTGTGTGAAAAGGTGGATCGAATGATGGCGGTCCACCTTTTTTTTTATGCCCAACAAGTATTACGATAGTCGCAATACTTGCAAGTAAAGTAATCTGACTCATTAGCAATACGAGGGAGCATCTCATTTGCTCTCGTTGCCTTTATGATTTCTACTCCTCTATCACTAATTTTCTGCGCTAACTCTGCATTAAACGGAACAAACTCAAAATATAATTCAGAGGTATCCTTATTCATTACAGTAAAAAGAGCAGGAAAGTCTACTAATTCCATATATGTTTGATACAAAGCTATTTGAGCTGCATAAGTAGGATTGGCTTGTGCTACCCCTTTACGAACAAATTCACCAAACTTTTTGCTATTAGCAGACTTACATTCCCACAAAAAAGGGTAATCCATAGCAACAGGACCACCGCATATAACACCATCTATATGACCTTTAATCTGGTCATCTGCTACGGAAAAACCAAACTGTTCTCCCTGTTTATCATGCGTTCTTAAATCAAATCCTGCGTTCTTTAAATAGGTAGCAACCATATCTTCTATATGATGCCCAAACTCAAATATTCTCAAAGTACGAGCATCAAAGTCACTGTCTTTTTTGGTTTGCATATAGGAATATTGTGTCTGACGTACACATTCGTTGCCAAGTGAAGAGCCACCTATATATTTTCTAATAGGTCTTTTCTGATTTTCATTAACAATACCATTATCAATATGTTCAGAAATTTGTTTAATAATGTCAAAATGGTATTTCGTCATCAGGGAAGTCGTCAGGAAACTTGTTTTCGACTTCTTGTTGTAACTCCAATACTCCTTGTTCGGTGTATTCATTTTCCAAGCCCTTCATTGATTGTATCTTAGCGATTATACCTAAAACTTGTTCTTTGCTTAAATCGCATAATCTTTTTTCCCAACCTATATTCTCAAAAACCTTCGCTATTTCTTTTAATGTTTTGTCATCCTGTCTGGTATTATTACTCTGCATAAATCATCTCTTTGTAAAATTTGATTATTATGGTTGTATAAAGTCATCTCTAAAATTTGATCTTCATTTAATGTCATAATTATGCACATGCTATTAAAATTCTTACAAACCATTTTGCTTTTAAAAATCAATTCTTTTATTTCATCTATTAATTTTGCTGTGTCATCAGGGTCAGACAAAAATATATGCCCTCCAATAGAGCCATATGTTTCATCTGTGTATTTAAGGAGTAAGTTTACTTCGTAGCTTGCCATTTTGTTAAGATATTCTCCACGCAAGTAGCATTAATATTATTATGCAACATATATTTCCGATAATTTGAACAGATACAGTATCAACTATTTCCATAATATTCTCCCTAAAGTTGGGGAGTTTTGCGGTACTCGCACTCCCCAAGCGAGTTCTACCAATACCAATAGGCACCGCTAGAATTAAAAACCAAATTACTTAGCCCATTGTGGTGTCACCCCTGCGTTTTGAGGTTGAACAGGCGCTTGCGCTGGTGGCAAATTACCATTAATCGCACCAACAGTAGGTTGTAAAAAATTGTTATCTTTTGGAGTTAAAACAATTTTTACTTTATTCCTATCAGCATAACCATTTGTACCTTTTTCAATGGAAACAACAAAACAAATCTCCTGCCCCTGCAAGACATCGATTCCTGTTATATTGCGCTTGTTAACCGCCTCTTGACTTTGATTGTCAGGGTTAAGATTAAACGCACTGTCAACCATATTTCTAAGAGTTCTAAGCCCGATTTCTCGTGCAACAGGAACACCATTATTACCTATCTTGTCACCATGAATAAAAAGATTATGCCAGACTCTTCTCTTGTCGTGCTCACCACCTATGATAGTAAATTCCATAGGACAGTAGATAGCACTACTAGTCTGAGACTTTTTGAATATAGGCTCATTACTAAATTCAGGAATAATTTCATCACCACCTGTAAAGTTTATAATCGCTCTTACGACAGTACCATCAGGTATCGGTAATAATTCAGTAGATGTGTTTGTTTCTTGTAAACTAACTTCATTTAAATTAAGCATTTTGTACCTCGTTTGCTTGTGGTTGTGTTTGTGTAATTTGATTTGGATCGACAAAATCCAATGGTTTATTATGAACGACACGATTCATTTTTTCAAGAAGTTCTCCCAAGTTGGGCTTCTCTAAAAGGTCTAACGTACCGCTTCTATCTTTTGCAGGATAGCCCCATTGATTGAGCGTATGACATACAAACGCTCTATATGGGCTACCATTTTCATCTTGTAAGACTGTCATAGTTATAACTTCGTCAACAATTCCAGGAAGTTCTCTTCCTGTCTTTGAGCCCTCAATTTGTAACTCGTAAGTTTCTCTTCCATAATCATCAACTTTAATGTCTAAGATACCTACAAATATAACATTCTTATCTCTGATATGCTGTAAATGAGTGAGCCAACCCATCATTTCTCTTCCGTGCATACCATACACATTACGGATATCTATTTTACCCGTTCTTTCTGATTTATTTTCTTCGTGATTTTGTGAGTATAAAAAGCATAATCTTCCTGCAACAGTTATACTATCCACAAAAATAGTGTCATACTTTGACAGTAAATCAGAAGGATCACCATAAGTTTGACATACTTGATCGTAATGCAGTTTGGAATAACACATTTCGTCTGAGAAAGATGGATTAGGACCACCTAATAAACAGGCAAAATCTCGACACTCTGCCCATGTTCTTGGACGTATGACATCTACTGACACTCCCTCAATTGCAGCATCGCCAGCCTCCAAGTCCATGAACAGAGTTTTGTTAATGTCTAGCGTTCTGACAAGAGTAGTTTTACCCACACCAGACTTGCCACACACAACAATCTTATGACCACGTTTTTCTTTCAAACGCTCTTCAGCACTAATTATTTTAAGCATTTTCATTCCCTTCAATAGTCGCTGTGATACCTTGAAGATGAACTGTTCTAGCATCACTAAGCTTGCCCTTTATCTCAGGCGGAGCCGCAGTGTATTTATTTTCTGGAACAGTATATCGAGCATCAGCATAATGTCTTGCTGTCTCGGCATCTAACGAATTTAAGATAGTAACGAGTTTTTGTTGATCCCATTCTACTTTCTTTTTGAAATTGACTGTAATCTTTAAGTCTTTGTCATATAAAGTAGTAGAACCAAAATCTTTTCCTTGTTGATGCAACTTGTTTTGAGCTGCTGTTTGGAATCGAGATAATATCTCGCTATTAATAGATTGAACATTTTCTTTTGCTAAATCCAACTCAGCTTTTGCTTTTTGCAAAGCAATATATAGTTCGGCTGTGCTGGAAGCTGACAAAAGAGACTCAGGTTGAACTAAGTTCATTTACACCTCCTATTGGTAATTGGTTTCATAAAATATAGGAAGCGTGTTTCACATTGTCAACTATTTTTTTTTCGTGACTCTTATATCTATCCCTTTTATGGCAAGCATAAGTTTCTTTTTTAGTTTAAATAAAGCGGTTTCTAAGCCTTTTGCATCTTCTACAATAAATACTTTTTCACCTTCTTTATTTTTTTCATAGTATGTGAAATCAGCTACATATGTGCATATTTTAGAATCATTAACAATCAAATCAAATCGCACTTGTGTTTCTAGATTTTCTATTTCTCCTGCTCTGGATAACAAATGCAGTTGGGCATATCTTTCTGATTCCCATTTAGAATCAAATTTGATACCCATGAAGGTCGTTTTTTGGGCTTTAAACTTGTTGCCTTTACTATATCTTGCATTATAATATGGCATTGTATGTCCTTTTTACTGTGAGGTATGTTATGAAAAACAATCATGTTTCTGTTGGTGTTGATTTAAAAACTTATAAAAAAATTAAACATATTTGTGAAGCTGAAGATAGAAATATACGGCAGCAAATAGCTAGACTTGTTAATGAATACTATAATAAAGAGTATGCAAATAAAAACAATACAGGTGGCATTGGGTCACTCTCTTAAATGTTTCTAAAAATTAAAAGGGCTGAAGGAAATGGGGCGCTGTTCTTACTATTCCCAAACTTCAGCCTGCCTCTTATAAAGCGAATATCATCTGCTTTCATTGCGTAATCATGCCACCAAGCCGTATCTGTTCTAGCTGGAACTAAACAAACAACAATGGCTTTTGATTCAGATGCTTTCTTTACCCACTTACCTATCTCTCGGCCATAAGGAGGATTGCACCAGCAAGCTCCTGTCCAGTCTTGAGCAAGTCCATCTTGTTCTGGAGTAAAATAGTTAGGACACTTTGCATTCTCTGGCAAAGCACATACGTCTAATTCAAAATCAAACTCTAGGTTTATTTTGTTATAGAAATCTTGAGGTGTAGACCATACGTCTGTCTCGGACGTAAACATAGACTTATTTATCTTGTTCATTATCGCAAGAACGCATCCTGTCTACTAAACGTCTAGCTCTATTAGGAACTTGAGTATACCATTTCGAGTCAACCATTTCATCGGCTGCTCCAGGCCAATCTCTCGCATCTACGTTAGCTTTCATGCCTTTAAACTTACTTAAACGAGGGTAGCCCAGATTAAACATCATATTTGCTATAATGAGCTGAACCTCTTCAGGTAGGTCATTAAAATCTTTGTAAAGTCTCTGGCAATCTTCAAGTGTAACAGCAATATCCAGATTGAATGCTGATTGAACACGGCTTTGCTCTATGACTGTACCTACATCTTTGCCGTACTCAGGGTCATCTTTAGTAATCAAATGTCCTATTCCAAACGTGGGCAATCCCAGATGGTCGAGGTATATCTCATATTTACAGCCCTCGTCAGAAGCTAATTCTTCTCTTAATTTGTCTATATTCATTATAATAATCCTGCTGTTGAACCTTGAATACCCAGCGCTTGTGCTACCGCAGGGTCTGTTTTAGCTCTTTGTCTTAATCCTCCAGTAGCATTAACTGGTTCCTGCAGCGGAGATATTTGTGCCAAATCCGAACTTATGTTCGGGTTTTGTATCTGCTGCGATAAATTTGATAACTGCTGCCCTAAGTCAGTTTCATTTTCAATAAAAAACTTAGCTTGGCCTTCTAAATCTGATAATTCTTCTGATGCTAATTGACCTGTTGTTTGAGGAATTGGTCTTAATAAACCTCTTAAAACAGAAGATACTATACTAGCTCTTTCTTCAATGGGTTGTCCTTTTGTAGCTTGAAATGCTTTATTGACTTTTTGTAAAGAAGGCCCACTTGTTAAAAATCTAGATAATATACCTAACCTAGCTAATCTTCCTATATTTTTAATAAAGTTAACTGCTATCCCTTGAGCTACAAGACTAGCGCTAGATGGGTTTCTTGACAAATATTCCATGTTTTGAGCAAATTTTAACATTTGTTTTGATTGTTCTTTTCCATACAAATCAACTAATCTATTGTTTTTATTTCCATCTTTTATTCTTTTAGCAAGTTCTTTTAACTTAGCACTTTCTGAAGTTGGTCCAAATCCCTCTAACATATTCCTCATAAAATATGATTTGACTGTGTTTTTACCTTCATCATCTAAAGCATTAAATATTAATTTAAAATCTTCAGCGCTTGTGCTCGTTGAAGCAATCGCTTGAGCAGCTTCATCTGGTGAAACTTGTCCTTCTGCTATATTTCTTAAAACACCATTTCTTTTTGCTACAGCTATTTCATTTGTTGCTCTAAGAGCATTCTCTAAACTTCTTACTACATCCCCTTGTTCTTCAAATCCTGATAATATTGCTCTGTTTATAGTTTCTTGATCTATCTTAAAACCGTTTCCAACAGAGTCTATTTTATTAGCTAAATTTTTTATCTTAGGTAAATTATCCCCAAATAATTCTTTTGCTGTTTCCCCTAAATCTTCTATTTGTTTTTTAAAAACAGAACTGCGAAATAAAGATGGGTCTGTCGAATCAAGGCCAGATTTTCTAACTGCATCAAACAAAAATTGAGATGATAATAAATTTCTTATTTGACCAAAATTATCTTGTCCCACAGCGAATTTTAAATCTTGTAAAGGTCTAGGATTATTATTTTTTACTAATTTTTGAAGTGTTCCTTGAACTACTTCGAGTCCTTCTCCTGATTTAACTTTTCTTACAATATTTTTAATTCCTATGGCATCTTCAATTTTTTCTATATCATCAACCCCCGATTTATAAAAATCTCTACTAGGTTTTACTTGTT